AAAGTTGACTTGGAACTTAGTGTTTGCTTGTGCTGCCATTTTTTCTCCTTAGTTTATTTCTGCTAGTGGGTCGTAAATCTGTGCTAACTCTCCGCCAACGGCGTAACAATAGTCCTTTACGCCGCATGTGCTACATGACATGCCAATGTTGGGTAGGAAGATTTTGTTTTGGATGCCACGCTCAAACTGCTCGAACAACTCTGTGAGTACAGGGATTGTCCAGCGGTCTAAGCCGGAGGCTTCTTCAAACTGTGCCTTGCGGGCTGAGTAATAGTAGCCCTTGTTAGGGCGTACACCAAATTGCATCTCCATCATGGAGGCATAGACTCCCAGTTGTAGCGATGAGTCTGGCATGTAACTGCCAGTCTTAAAGTCTACCACAGCGATGTCAGTGCCTGCCACTACGACAGCATCAGCAAACGCTTTGACATTGACGCCACCGAAGAAGTTGTTGAATCCGATTTCAACTCCAGGTACACCTTCCGGTGATACCCACAACTCAAAGCCTGAATCCTGCCAAGCGTTGATGAAGTCAAAGAACATCTTGCGGCCATTCTCATCCCACCAAGTCTTGTCTTCCTTGTTCGGGTTAGCCTTAGATGAACGTCCGCCTACGCGCCAGTCAGTTGGATTGGTGCTAGAGCGTGACTCAACTTCTGCAATCTGCTCAATGAATGATTCTTCCCAAATCTTATCCCAGCTCATGCGAGTGCATCCTCTCCTGCGACAAGCTTGCGTGCTTGCTCAAGGCCAAGTTTAATCATCTCGTTAGGCTCGTTGTCAATAAGCTTTTGGATTTGCTTGCCAAGAGCAAGGCGCATAACAACTTCAGTTTCAGCAAAGGCTTTTTGGAAAGCCTGCTGGCTAATAATCTTTGCGTGCTTCTTACCCATGTGATTCTCCTAGTGGTGGGGTGACTGCGATGGCGAGGCTACCACATAGCGCACAGTTGATGTCCAAGAAATAGATACCGATTTCTCCGTCATCGTCAAACTTACACTTGACCGACCAAAGGTCCGACCCGCATGGGCATACTTTGATTGGGCCGAGATTACGATAGTCGGCTTCTGTGCCTGTTGTTGGTTTGAGGTTAGCGATGTCATCCATCACCACTCCAACGAGAACCAGAAGAACAGGAAGTCAGCGTCGATGCCGTACTTGCCAATGCTGAATCCCAAGCGGACAGTGTGCTTGCTGTAACCGGTGGTCAGGTTGACTCGGTTGCGAAATGTAAATTCTTTTGTCATTAGAATGGTGGCTTATCTGTGAGAGGTGTTTTAGAATTTTCAAACTGCTGGAGCAGGAACTTCTCTGCTGCTGCGTGGAACGCAGACCCACCGACGAACCACCATGCTGGCTCGGACGGTGCTTGTAAGTCACGCTCTAGTTGCCATGCTTTGCCACAGCGAATCCATGAGGTGAGCGAGCTGAACGAACGGTGTGCTACTTGTATATCTGACATGGGTGAAATGTAGCATATGGGCAGGCGTGGCATGTCAAATGCAACACGCCGACGATTTTGCAACTGGGTTCGACTTGACAAGTAGCAGCTGGGTATGTGTACAATATGAGCGAAGCGAATGTAACAAATACTCGGGGCCTTTTAGGCCCCCGTTGAGGCGGCTAGGCCGATAGCCTCTAACTAAAAAACAAAACAAAAAAAGCCGCCCCGAAGGGCGGCTAATCTTGCTATTAAGTTTTACTTTGCAGCTGTTGCCTTAAAGTGGTTATATGCACCAACAGCAACTGGACCAAGAACTGCTACAACAGCAGCCCATGCGACAGACTTGAGGTGATGGTTACCAGTCTGCCAGATAGATACGCCAGCAACAAGAAGTGCGGCGAGGTAATGCTCGACGATAGCTTTGTTGAACTTCATGTCATTCTCCCTATAGTGAGATTAGTTTGTCCATTTCGGACTACCAAATCCTACCACGAAGACGGGGAGGTGACGCTTGTTGGAAGCGCTGTAAGCGCGAGTTTTCAGGCAGACTTCGCCACCATTGGCTTGGCTACCGGTGGGCTTGACATCAGGGCTGGTGTTACCCTCGATGGTAGTTATCGTGCCATCGCCGTTGTCCTTGACAACGATACCCACATGCTCAATGCCCTTGCCGTCAAAGCTGAAAAAGGCTATATCGCCTGGCTGAGGCTTGGCAGTGGCAGGGCTAGACCATCTGCCTTGTCCCTTGAATGCCTCGGCTCCAGCGGGCGTATAGACGCAATTAGGCATACTTTTGAAGCCTATCTGTGCCGCACACCACATGACGAAGGAGCCACACCAAGGCTGGCCGTCATGGCCTGTGAAAACGCCGTACTTAGTCTTGTTGTTGGGAACCTCAATGGTTCCAATCTCGCCATTAGCTTTCGCTACAAAGTCCGCTGCTTGTGTCATTGCCAGATTAACCTCTCTGCTAAGTCTCCTGGGTTACATACATCTGGGTTGGCGCAGATTGGATAGCCTGCCTCTGCGTAGCACTCGGCTACCAATTCAGAGCAGATGTAACCTGCATGGTTAGCCAAGTAATGCATGAATTTTTTGGGAAAAATTTTTACGCCTAATGCGCGAAGCGCAAGCATGGCAATGATGCCAAAATTGTATGGCCGTCCGATTGCCAGCTTGGCATATTGAACGATTGCTGTTCGTTGTTCCTCAGACAGCTCTTCGTGTTGGTTCCATGCAACCAATGGGTAATCGCTAAGGTTGCTAAGAGCAACGCCGGTAGGATTAGCTTCCACAATCTTGCCATCACCAACATAGATAAACGCATGGTTCCAGCGGGACACCGTTCCTAATCGAATGAGTTTGCCAAAGAATCCGCCAGTGCGGACTACGCCATAGTCGCCAACGCGTGACTCATAGCTTGTCATCGTTCTCCAATAGCTCTTGCAGGTGGTCAATCTCCTGCTTCTCTAACTTCAAGATGTGGCGGATAATCATTGCATCACGCTTAGTCTGGCCAATCATGGCGATACCAATGATAAGCTCAACAGTAACTGCTAGCCATGAGGCTAGGTTCATCCACTTAATGTAGGCGTGGGTGTCAGTAAACCAAGTAGGCTGCGCCCACCAGACAAAGGTAACGCCAGTCCAAAGGATGACGAAGAACCAGTTGCGGATAATGCCTTGAATCTTCCAGCTAATTTGTTCAGAGAAGGTCAGCACATCGCCAGTAGAGTCATGGATGTACTTTTTCTTAAATGGGTTAATCATTATGCTCCCGAATATGCTGCTCAAACTTGCCATTGAGTGTGCCCAGGTCTACCGCTATATTCTGTTGCTTCTCTACCAAAGTCTCAATCATGGGGATGACTTGCTTACGGATAGCATCGTTTAATGAACCGCCAGAGTTAGGCGTTACCTCATGCTTGATAGTCTTGATGTCATTCATCTCAGACTTGAGGACGTTCTGTACGCCGTGCTTGAATATGTACCAGATGCCAGTACCAGTGGCTCCGATAGTAAAGACGGCGTTATATGCAATAGTTGTTAAATCCGTGCTTGTCATTTTTGCGGTATGCCCTAACTGTTATACGGTACGGAATTGGCAGAGAAGCATGCCACCAAAACCCTTGAAGCGACGTTCTGGTGGAGTCATGCGGATGAAGGTGAGGCTTTCAATGACGCCACGGATGGTTTCACCGTTGGTAAAGTCTTGCAAGATAACGACATCGCCATTGGATTCAACGGTTTCTAAAGATGTGACTCGCTCAGCGGCACGGCCTTCATAGCCAATGCTCATGTTGTATCTGTCACCCTCAAAGTCATAGCACATAAGTGGCAAGGTGATGATGCGCTGACGTCGAACAGCAGGCAAGGCCTTGAGCTGGTAGCCGTTGAACGAATCTTCGTTGCCAACAAGCTGACCGGTTGCCGCATAAAGCGTAAAGCGCAAACCAATAGATTCTTTTGGCGCCAAGTCAAACTGGTCTAGGCCCGTAATATCTTGAGTAAAGTCAAAGCTGTTATCCACTGTAATGATTTGAGTAGACAAGCCGTTGGCATCTACTGATGCTAGGCCAAGACGTCCGGTGAGTGGAAGTGTTTGACGCAACTTAACCAACTCAAAGTGCTTGTCTTCAAGGGTAAAATAGCGAATCTGTCCAGTCTGCAAATAGCCGCTGGAGATAAGAGTGCTGGCCTGGAAGTACAGGTTGTCACCTGTCACACCAATGGCAAGTTTGCCGGTAGCACCAACGACACATACGCCAGCTGCTTCATAACTGTTTGGCACTTGCAGGTGAGTGGCGTAAGCCATTTGGTTAGGAGCAATTTCTTTGCTTAGGTCAATCTTAACCAAACCGGAATGGTAGGTTGTGCCGCTTCCGTCTGAGTCAATGTAGCCTGTGACGGTGCAATAGGCGTAGCGGTCATTAAAGGTGACTGACTTACATGGTGCGCCGTTGAGTGTGGTACCACTGGCGGGGTCGTAGCCATTGGTAATAACAGTTAACGGACCATAAGTAATGAAGCCAGATGATAGATAGCCAGAGGTGTCAATCTGTCCTACGCGGATGCCCTTGCTGGTACCAAACACCATATACTTGCCGATGTAGGAACCAAGTGCATAGATGACTTCGCCCTTAGGCATATCAGCTGCAGTCACAGCCTTGGTCAACAGTGGCACAGCGCCGCTGTTGTCGAGAATAAGACGAAAGACGGTAGAGGAATCGCCGGCATAGCCTGATGCATAGATGGCGTTAGGGCCATCGCATACGCCTGTCCATGTCCAGTTAGTATCTGGGTGAGCATAGATAGGCAAGTTGTTGTTGCTTGCAAGTGTGACGGTACCTGATGCAGATGCTTGGCTGACAGCAGCGTTGTTAACGAAGAAGGTAACGCTTGTGCTGTTGGCTACATTGGTAACTGACCATGTGCCGTTGTAAGGAGAGCCAACAGATGCGACAGTAATCAGTGAGCCGATAGAGAAGTTGTGTGCAGCCGAGGTGGTCAGGGTGGCGTTGTATGAGCCATCCACTACGCTTGTGGTAACACCAAAAGAAATGATAGGTTGTACTTCGTACAAGTAGTTGTTAACACCAGCGATGAGACGCTGCTTGGCCCAACCAAGAGCGACGTGGGTAACAGTACCTACAGCCGATGGGTGCGTAAAGATAGATGTGCCGCTGGTAGCGCCAGTCAATGGGCCTTTGTAAATGCCTGTGGCATTAGCAGCGTAGTAGTTCTGTCCATCTTGAGCGACAGCGAGGATATTTCCTGAGCCGCCCCATGTCAAGGTGGTTGTAGTGCCAGCATCTGTTGTGCGATACAAGGTAGAACCGTCAGCCCAGATAACAAGGTTAACTCCATTGGCGTCAATGCCCCCTACCATCTTAGGAGCATTGGTGATGGAGTGTACGGCTGTAACATCTGGCAATAGTGTCACCTTGCCGATGTTAAAGACTTCTACACCAGCTGATTTGTTAAAGCGCGCACCAACAGTCTGGCCTTCAACTGGCTCTTCGTAGCGAATGCCTGCGCCGTAGTCAAAGCTGGACTGGCTGCGAAGCCACCAACCGGTGAGTGTCTGCTCGCCTGGTTCCTTCTGTTGGTCAATCTGTTGCTTACGATACTGTGCTGTCTCACGCTTGTATGGATTCTCCTTGTTAGGTCCAAGGAAGAATGGGATACCGGCAACAGCCACATCGTATTGGTTGGCAGTATTTTGGTAAGTGTCGCCCGAGTTTGCTGGTTGACCGATTGGGTCAACTGGCCGTTCCGCGATATGGAAATTGCCGTCTAGCGCCACTTACTCCCCCTAATAATAAAGGCCGCCATGCGGCGGCCTACTTTAATTAAACTTTTAATTATTAAATTTTTATTTTATGTATGGAAAGTAAAAGAACCTGTGCCAGTAAATCCGTGGTATACATATCCACTTGAAATAACTACTGTTCCACCTGTTGCTTTTTGAGTTGAACCTGAATAACGAACAACGACAAGGCCAGAACCACCCGAGCCAGCAGTTGCATTGACAGCTCCACCGCCACCTGCTCCAGTATTTGCTAATCCCGAATATCCATTAGGAAAACTTGGATTGGTTGCACCAGCTCCACCGCCACCAGAACCACCAGAGCCAGAACCAGCTCCGCCACCGCCACCGCCAAGATAACCGCCAGAGCTTATGCTAAACGCAGTAAGCACAGCTGATAAACTTCCCCAGTTAGTAACAGTACTTAAACCATTTCCACCGCTACCACCAGAACCGCTACTCTCAGGCCCAGAATTGCTACCCGCTACTCCTGCGCCTCCACCGCCACCACCACCAGAGTTAGACCCAGCAGTTAAGCCGCCAATAAAACCATTGCCCGATGTTCCGCCACGAGAACCACTACC